CGGAGGAATTTTTCTTGGTTTTCCAGCAGGACAGCGGTTACTGCTCTTCTGTGGGAATCTTTGATAGGATCAAGACCCTCATAGTCGAGGAGTGGACTCCACTTTTCCTGCAGATGTTCTGATTGAAACATTTGCGTTTACCTTTGGTAATTTAGTGGTTTGTTTGAATGAATATTAAATTCACTTTTTGAATGCACCCAGGGTTCTGAGATAAGCGTCCATGGATCTACCAACTGGAGCTGGTGTTGAATCAACACCCTCAGAAAGGGTTTGTGGTGCTTCAGACTTAGTAGCGGGAGTTCTGGAGAAATATGATTCTTTCAGAGTTTCCAGCTTCTCACGATATTCTTCCTCACTTTCAAACTCAACACTTTCGGCAAGTGAAGCGAGCTTCTCTTTCTGAGTGGTCGCAAGACCTTCAGAAACCTGATCTAAGATTCCGTCAGCAACAGACTCTGCGAGTCTCTTGTTGAGGGAGATATTCTTCTCAATCTGCTCGTTGAGTTTTGTCTCCATGTCATCAAGTTTTTCTACCATGCTCTCAAGTACATCATATTTCTCTTCAGGGATGGTTACATAATGTTCTTCAAAAAGACCTCTCATTCCTGAAAGGAATGATTCGGTCATCTCAGTCTTGAGACCATGCTCGATTGCTAATTCATTCTCGGTCATCCACTCTTCGCAGACGTACTCAAGATATGAATCAACTCTTTCAGTGAGGGACTCTTTGAGTTCCTCTCTTGCTTCGTCCAGTCTTTCTTCGTACTGAACTTCCAGGGTTTCCTGGATTTCTTTGATTTTAGAGGTTAATGCTGCTTCAAAGATAACTCTTGCTTTCTCTTTGAATTCTTCGGAAAGTTCTTCACCACCAAGAAGAGCATTTACATCTTCTTCGATGTCAACTTCTTCGATGGTTTCTTCTTCAGACTCTTCTTCAAGAATCTCCTCTTCTACTTCGGTTTCTTCACCGTAAGTATTTTTCTTAGAACTATCCATCGACTCGGCTGCTTTTGCATTCTTATTGACTACATCCTTGACGGTCTTGATCTTAGGCTCTTTGAGCTTTGCAGAATCATCGTCTGGTCTGTAGTTTTCAGGTGTTGGTCCACCAAGATCCTCATAAGAAGTTGAAAGACCTTCGCCAGGGCTGGAAAGCTTTTGCATAGGCTCAGCAGCTTTTGCGTTCGCGTTCACAGCAGTCTTTGATTGCTCCATTTCTTGTAAATTGTCACGAGACATTTGAACTCTCCGATTAACCTTCTTTAATCTATATTTATTTATAAATTAGTAATTTTGAACTTCCTTCACAAATTATTCAGGAAGTCATTGAACAAGTTGAGTTTTTGTTCGTCAAGCTGCTTAGCAGTTACCAGAGTATTGATTCTCTTGTATGTTTTAGCAGCTTGTTGTTCTCTGAGGATTCCTCCATCCCAGATCCATTCCTTTCCTTCCATGATACCCTCAACAAAAGCATCAGGAGCAGATGGATCTGCTACGATATCAGCAGCAGTAGAGAGCATAAAGTCATCACCAACAATGTTGACTCCCTCTCTTGTTGCTCTCAAAGAACCAATACCTCTTGAAGATACGCCGAGTTTGACTCCTTCACTAATCAGAGATTCGGCAATCTTTCCCATTGGTGTTGAAAGAATTTTTGCTTTACCAATAAAGTTGGTTCCACTTTCTTTCAGTGAGACAATCTTATGACTTACTCTATCGAGATTTACAGTAGGACCATCTGGGTGACCGAGTTCACCCAAAGCTCTTCCTGACTGAATATGATTTTCGTTGTATCTTTGAACTTCCTTTCTCAGGACGCTCATTGGATACATTCTGCCATTTCTATTTTGCATCTCACCTTGCAGAAAGATGCCTTCGATAAACATTGATTTTTTACCGTTTTTCTCTTCAACGATAAAATCGACTGTTTCGATTTCTTCTCTGATTAGTTTCATTTTACCTTAGGAATCTTGAACTTGCTGAATAAATGCAGTACCAGTACCACTATTAGTTTTTACTGCTACTTTGATTGACTTTCTCAATTCTGCATAAGGTGCAGTTAATGCTGATGGATTTCCACTACTTGAATCGTGGTCAACGGTAACTCTGGTGTTATAGTAACCACCAACGTTTGAAGTAGTATTGATATCAGTCAAAATCTTATGTGTAAAATTATAAGATGATTGACCATTTACTGTTAAAGTAACTGCATCTCCAATAGCAAAAGGACAACCAGTACCTTCTGGAAAATCAATAATAGTTGTAGAACCTGTAGTAATACCAATTACTCTTTGTGATGCAATTGGACCAATGGTGATTGTTTCATTTTCATTGGTTGACACATAATAATTTTCATTTGTTGGTGATGGATTAGTACCAATCGCAACATAAACACCCGCACCTTCAGCTACCACTCTGATGGCATCTGATTGTTGTGATATAGCAGATGTCGTAGTAACACCTGTACTTGTTGACAAAACTGTATTAATCCCAACGGGTTTTAGTGCAGCCATTATTTTAAATTACAATAGTCCTATAGGTGTATTTAGTAATATCACTCTTCTGAGTTATATGCGTCATCCTCTTCAAAAGAGGAATCAACTTCAAATTCTTCTCCATCTTCTACAGTAAGATCATCAAAAATTGAAGCTGCAACTTGTGGTCTGATTGCTTCGATTCTTTCTGCACTTTTTGCAAAAAGAGTATCTTTGATTTTGTCACTGATTTGTGATGAAGACTCGTCCTTATTGACGAGTAAATCCATAAGTTCTTCCATTTTGTATAATGTAACTATGGTTTATTTAGATCTCACCACCAGCTGGTGTTTCTGATGCCTCTGGATCTTTGGGGGAAGTTGGTGCTTGCATTGCATCTGGTGTTGGTGAAATGCCAGGTTGTTCCATTGGTGCTGACCCAACTGGCATTTCTGCCATTGCATTTGGATCTGGAATAATACCATTTTCAATTTCTCTTTCAATCAACATATCTTGTTCGATGATTTCTTCATCAGTTTGTCTCAAGATGTGTCTTCTTACATAATCTTGTGAGTAGTACTTACCAACATAAGGTTCTGCCAGTTGTGCGAGATTAAGTCTCTCTGTCGTAAGTTCTGCTTCCTTAAGTTCTGCGAAATGATTGTCATAAAGGAAATCATATTGAATATGATCTGCCATATACTCCCAATCTTCAGGAGTTACAACATTTTTTAAAAGGAGTTGAGTTCTCAACATGTCGTTGAACATTGAAGAGAATCTCTTTCTCATTCTCCCAACAAACTTGGAAAACTTGATTTCATCTCTCAGAATTTCTGAAGAACGACCAAGTGAGAAACCACCTTCTCCTTGAATTCTAGTCTCAGGAACGTTTAGAGCTCTATAGAGTTTTCTTTGGAAGTAATTGATATCCGTGATTTCACCAAGATTCTGTCCACCAGGAAGTGTAGTAATTTCAGTTCCTCTACCACCTTCTCTTCTTGGAAGCCAGAAGTCTTCCATCATGGACATGAATTTCTTATCATCACGAATTTCACCAGTATTTGCATCATAGACCAACTTATTTCTATAACGCATCATCACATCACGAAGATATTGCTCTGCTTTGATTTTGGGAAGATTACCAACATCAATGTAGAAAATTCTTCTTTCTGGTGCTCTTGATAATCTGTAGATAACAAGAGAATCCTCAATCATCATTAACTGATTGAGTGGTTTGATCGATTTGTGCAACCAAGAAAGAGTAAGACCTTTATTTCTATCGACTAAACCAGAAGTACAATATGTAATAGAATCACGAGTCATTTTGACTCCTTTATTTCCACCCTGAGAATACATTGATCCACCACTATTTCCAGTAGGTGTGTAGATAAAATATTCTTCAATTTCTGGGAAATTGTAACCTAATTGATTGTTGTCTTGAAACTGAGTTTGTGCTGACTGAACACTATCCTTACCAGTCTTTTTCATCTGGCGGATATACTTCATTTTTGAAGCATCAATGTATCTCAGTTCCTGAATACCTTCTTCGGGTTTTTTCTGGTCAATGACTTTATTATAATAAAGTCTTCCATCAATGTACCAATTTCTGAAAATTTCGTGAGCCTTTTTATCAAAATCAAGAAGTTCGAGAATATATCTAAATTCTTGTCTTATCTTTGTTTTGATGTTATCACTCGCGTTCAAATTTGAAAGTTCAATTTGAACAGGACTATCATTTGTATCGGAAACAATTGCTTCATTTACAATGTCTTCAATAGCACTATCCACCTCTGGATAAAGTGCCATTGATCTATATCTTCTAATAAGATCATTTTCATTTCTATAGACACCCTCAATGTCTACATAACTACCAAAAAAGCCACTACTAACGTAATGTTCCGATCCATCCTGATTACTAGGAGGGATCGGAGATACTACGCTAGGTGGCGTTTTTTCGTTATCTTCAATTGAGAAACCAAATAATCTCGCCATTTCAATATATTGTACTAGAAGTGTCCTTCTAGTTATTTATCATTCAACTAATACTTCGTTTGCGTTAGCACCTGAAGACTCAAGTGAATTGCCAATTGTGAAGTATTGAACCTGGAAGGTTACGTCAAAAGTTTCGATATCATTTGCAGTATCATAACTTAAACCAATAGCACTGATATTGGTTGGGAAAATATCATAGAACTTGTAAGTTCTCAGAACTGAAGATTCACCACCATCGTTGGTTGTAGCAAATCTTTCTGCACCTCTTCCGAGTTGTTGAACAAATGCATCAGTCATATAAGATGATGGGTTGGTTACACCTGTTGCATCATCGAGCTTACTGATAACATTCATCCATCTCTCAAAAGCTGTTCTGAGTTGGAAGTCCTCATCATTGATGATTGTAACTGTCCAAGGTTCGAATGTTCTGTCACCAGCAACTTTGAGAGTTCTTCCTCTGAAAGGAACAGGAACTTCAGTAACGATGGATGCTGGTAAGTTAGCAGCCTTACAAAGGAACTTCATGGTTCCATTTTCGGACTGATCTCCACTTCCCCATGCATCAATAATTGACGATGGGAAAGATGGAATGGAAACTTCAAATAGATTGGGGCGAGCGCCACCGCCCGCCAATCTTGATTTGAATTGTGATAGGGTTTTTGTTTCTGCCATTGGTTGATCCTCCTAGTTATTATTTAATGATTATCAAACAGTTCCAACTACTTCTTGGAAGTCAACACCAGTTCTTGTCGCAACAAACGTCAGTGTGATGTAGTTGATCGACTTGGCTGGTTTCAGGAAGATGTCAGCTCTGAACTCATTATTATCAATGACATCAGGTGTGTTGTTTGTTTCGTCACAAACAACTAAGAAGTCATAGATACCTCTCTTTGCCTGAACATCACGGAGATATGGTTCAACAATGTTATTGAAGTTTGCTCTTGTGTTTGCATCATTCAATTCAAACAGTTGTGAATTAGCTGCTTGTTCAAGAGCTTGTTCGACTGTAAGGAACAGTCTTCTAACATTGATTCTATCAAAGGCTGAAGAATAACCAAGACCTGTCTTATCACCATAAAGAACAATTCCTGATCCTCTTTGATTGATGATGGAATTAATTCTTGCTGCATAGAGTTGATCTCTTTGGCCCTTAGATGGGTTGTATGCCATCTTAACAGCGTTGTTAAGAGTACCTCTCTGAAGACCAGCAGGTGAGAACCAAGGATAAGCCTCGATACTTGTTCTTACCATCAGACCAGCAACGTCACCATTAGTTGGAATATATCTAAAGGTGTTGTTGAATCTGTCGAAGGTGTACTT